CGGCCATTCGACTATTAGTACGCCACGGAATTATTCCTGGTAGGAAAAGAACCCCATGGTCGTTCTCTCACATTCTTGCTTACCTCTAACCTCTAATCTTAAAAGATTCGAGGGAGCCGATAAGCACGATGCGGATGAGGGGATTCTTGTGGGAGAGTCAGGATTCCTGGCTCTACTAAGATCCCTCACGCATTCAGTCCGCAAAGGAACCCCAGTCAGTAATGACAAAAGGATCCTCTGGGACTATAAATACAGATCACTGTGGTCTCCTCGCCTAACAAGGGAGAGGGACCATGTGGTCATCCCGGTAAATGTATGGAAATGCAGTGAACAGACCTTTAGAGGGCTGATCAAGGCAGATACATACTGGTATAAAAGATTACCCAAGTCGGGTCGCGAAAGAGTTAAGAAACTCTCTAGGGACTCGAAGGGTAGACGTCATCTCAAGGACTGTCTAGACACCGCTGACGGTGTCTTACTGTCCTTGATTTTCTCGTTTCCTGAGATGTTTCTGGAGGGGTTGTATTCAACCTCTGACAGGATCATCAACAGTGTTCTCATGCAATGTTTCCACAACTACTCGAGCTTCCAAAAGAAGCTCAAGGGGCTGAGGAAAGAAGTTAAGCGGGCTGGGCTCAACCAGGAAGACCCTCAGGTCTCCCCGGACGAGCTCCGGTCCTTCTCATATATGAGTTTTCCCATTGAGGCCTTTAAAAGGATCAAAGAGAGAACATCAAAATCCAAGATGTTTAGACTTGCAATGTTCACGCAAACCCGTGCAACGGGATTAGCGGGAGTAAAGCAAGCCGAAGAATCGATCGAGGAGTTTCTCAATACTGTCACTGTCAAGAGACAATTTGAGCCAACCCCTCTCCTAGAGCAAGCCCGCGACATCGTGATTCAACAACTTGTTGAAACACCTGTCGGGGGAAATGCAGAATTCAAAATCTCCATGTCGACCGCTGCCTGCAGAGAGTCAGGGGTCAAACATGAAGGGAAATTTGGTTACCTGAAGAAGCTCATCCACGACTCTGGAATTAAAATACCAGAGTTGAGGGAGGGCATCTCCGGGACTTTAGGAAACTGGCTCTGGTACGCGGCTAAGGAAGAACTTAGACGTGTTCCAGATGAAGTGCTTTCTGTTAACATCGCGGCAATCCGTGAAAATGGAAAGTCCAGGATAGTAACATCCGGATCGTTCTGGAAAGATGTGGCTTTACAGCCATTTAGTCATGTGACTATACATCTTATCAAAACGCTTGAAAATCTTCGCGATGGATTACGTGCCGGCCGCCTCGGATGGAGGCGACAGGAACGTATCGAACGCACCAAATACGATGAGTACAACACCAATTGGATCTTTGACCAAAAGGGTGTTGTCTCATACTCGGTTGATTTATCACGTGCAACCGAAGCACCTACCCACGAAATGGGAAGGTGGTTGGTTGGCACTCTACTGAGTAGAACAGGTCTTTCAAAAGAAGACCTGAATACCGTACTCTCCTACTGGGTAGGTGAGAAACGGTTGTTCTACAAAGGGAAGTATGTCGGTCAGATGGTCAACGGGATCCCAATGGGAGATCCCCTTACCAAGACCTGTCTCTCTCTTGCCCATCCTGTAGCAAGCGTTTACGCTACGCTCAAGACGGGTATGAGGGCAAACCAGGTCGGCAATGGTGATGATTGTCACGCATACGCCGAAGGCCCGGAATGGGTCCTCGCATATGAAGAAGCAATCACCCAACTGGGATACGAAATCAGTATCCCAGATAGGGCGATCACAGATCACTGGGCCACTTACTGTGAAGAGTGGTTCTATAAGCCCGTATCCCACATTAATTCAGTTAAATGGGGAAACAGGTTTAAGAACAGCAACTTGTTGCCGTACCTTGACACTCCCAAATTGAGAGTTATCGTAGCGACGACAAAAGATAGGATAGACTTCTCGTCAGACCCATCAGGGAAAGTAACCCTGCTGGGCCATGACCAGGAGTATTTCAAGCGTGACGATCCCGGTCCGCTGTCTGACATATATAATGTGGCTGCAGCGTTCCAGGATGTGTCTCTAGCTGTGTTGGATCAGAAGTATCCCCTGTATCTTCCGAGACAGGTGAATGGAGTGGGTAGAGCCCCTCCCTACTGGTCCAAACATAATTGGTTGAACATCCTCAGTCAATGTAAGCCTTGGCACGCCAAGTATTATTTGACTGTGATGGACGAATATAATAAAGGGAAACCCGGTCTCAGCGGTTATCGCGGAGCTCTT